GCGGATGCACTGTCGAGTATCATGTCGGCAGGACGCACTCGTTCAGAGGAGCTGACGGATCATGGCATGACATCTAAGGAGGTCGCATGCAGCGGAACAAGGACCCTGTGAGGAAGGAGGCATAGAACATGGATAGAGTCGGGAGACAAAGCCCGACGGTATCCGTGATCATGCCTTACCAAAACACGCGCGGCTCGGAGGCGGTAGAGCTTTACAACGCTTCCGAGAAGACAATGCTCGACTGGCAGGCCGCGCTCACCTATGACATCATGGCCGTTGACGACGACGGCTTATGGATCCATCAGAAATTCGGGTACTCAGTACCCCGACGCAACGGCAAGTCGGAGATGGCCCTTGCGAGATGTATCTGGGGACTGAAGAACGGCGAGCGCATCCTCTACACAGCGCACAGAGCAAGCACATCACATTCCATATGGGACAGGCTCGGACGGCTATGCCCGAAGGTCGGAGTCGAGGTCATCTCCTCGTTCCGGGCATTCGGCAAGGAGCATCTGTACTGCGAGGGCGACGGCGTGATTGAGTTCCGCACACGCACGTCAACCGGCGGACTCGGCGAAGGTTATGACCTGCTCATCATTGATGAGGCGCAGGAGTATACACCCGAGCAGGAGACGGCGCTGAAGTATGTCGTCACTGATTCCGCCAACCCGCAGACCATCATGTTCGGCACTCCGCCTACGGCCATCAGCGCTGGCACGGTTTTCCCCAACTACCGCAAGACGGTCCTGCGGGGAGACGGCTACGCATCCGGCTGGGCAGAATGGTCAGTGCCGGAGATGTCGGATGCCCACGATGTCGACCTGTGGTATGAGACCAATCCCAGCCTGGGGACGGTCCTGCAGGAGCGCACCATCCGCTCGGAGATCGGCGATGACAACACGGACTTCAACATCCAGCGGCTTGGCCTCTGGATCAAGTACAACCAGAAGTCCGCGATCAGCCGCAACGAATGGGAGGCACTCCAAGTCAACACCTTGCCCAAGCTGACCGGTCAGCTGTTCATCGGCGTCAAGTTCGGGCCGGATGGTCTGAATGCGGCGCTGTCTGTAGCAGTCAAGACGGATGACGGAAAGGTCTTCGTGGAGACGCTCGGCTGCCAGCCGGTCCGCAACGGCCTGCAGTGGATGCTCCCGATACTCACAAAGGGAGACGTCCGAAGCGTAGCCGTAGACGGCAGGAGCGGCATCGGACTCATGACCGACCTCATGAAGGCGGCGAGGGTCCACAAGCCGGTCGTCCCGGCAGTCACGGAGGTCATCAAAGCCTATGCCCTATTCGAGCAGGCACTGTCCTCCGCATCTATCGTCCATATGGAACAGCCAGCGGTCACGCAGGTCGTGACCAACTGCGACAAGCGGGCCATCGGATCAAACGGTGGATTCGGCTACAAGTCGATCAAGGACGGCGCTGACATCGCCATCCTCGACAGCATCGTGCTTGCCCATTGGCAGTGCGTGGAGCAACCCGCAAAACGTAAGGTTCAACAAGTCATGTATTAAGCATCGGCAGAGGCCGGTGCTTTTTACATATATACGGATACCGACCGGTAATCGGGAGAAGGAGAAGACATGGCATTTACACCAATCGAAACGCAGGAACAGTTCGATGCGGCGATCAGCGAGCGCCTCAAGCGAGAGAAAGAGGCACAGGCGAAGCGGTATGAAGGGTGGACCTCCCCGGAAGCCCTCCAGAAGCTGACCGATGAGCATGCAAAGCGCATCAAGGAACTGGAGGATGCAGCGGCAGCCACTCAGCAGACCCTTGCCGAGAAGGATGCCGAGATCGCGAAAGGCGCGAAGTACAGGGCCGACCTGGTCAAAACGAGGATCGCGCTTGCGGCTGGCTTGCGGATGGAATATGCCGACAGGCTCAGAGGAGAGACCGAGGAGGAATGGAAGGAAGACGCCAAGGTCCTTGCGAAGGACTTCGCGGCGGCACACTATTCCGCTCCGATCGGCAACGCTGAGCCGACAGTGACAAAAGAACAGGAGCTGAATGTCCAGTGGCAGAAGCTGGCGGATCAGCTTAATCCCAATTCCTAAAGGAGGAAAACATCATGGCAGCTACTACTAGAACTGCAGCGGGGACCAACTTCCCCACCGAACTTGTCAATGAAATGTTCCTGAATGTGCAGGGTCACTCCTCTCTGGCCAAGCTGAGCGCGCAGAAGCCGATCCCGTTCAACGGTGAGACCGTCTTCACGTTCTCCAAGGCCGGTGACGCTTCCATCGTCGGTGAAGGCGCGAGCAAGCCCGCCGGTGCTCTCGAGATCGCACCCGTCACGATCCGCCCTCTGAAGTTCGTCTTCCAGCACAGGGTCTCCAACGAGTTCATCTACAACGCGGAGAGCAGACTCAACTATCTCCAGACTTTCGCTGAGGCATTTGCCCGCGTGATCGGTCGCGGCCTCGACATCGCTGCGATCCACGGCATCAACCCTGCCGACAAGGCGAACGCTTCTTTCAAGGCTACCAACAGCTTTGACGGTCTGGTCGCGAACACTGTGACCTACGCTGCGGCCAACATCGACGCCAACATCGATGCGGCTGTGCAGGCTGTCCTCGCTGACGGTGGCGTTGTCAACGGCATCGCTCTCAGCCCCGAGGCAGGCTCCGCTATGGCGGCTCTGAAGGTCAACGGCGTTGCCCAGTACCCCGAGTTCCGTTTCGGCCAGTCCCCGGATGCCTTCTACGGCATGACCTCTGATGTGAACGCCACTGTCGGCGTCAAGGGCGCGGCTACCGGCTCGCAGGAAGACTGCGTCCTCGTCGGTGACTTCCAGAACGCTTTCCGCTGGGGCTATGCCAAGAACATCCCGCTCGAGGTCATCGAGTACGGCGATCCCGACGGTCTGGGCGACCTGAAGCGCACGAACGAGGTCGTTCTCCGCGCTGAGGCGTTCATCGGCTGGGGCATCCTTGACGCTGACGCTTTCGCGATCGTCAAGAAGAGCGCCTGATATGGAGTACCGCAACGTTAAGACGGGTGCGGTGATCAATGTGGAGTCTGAAATGGGCGGGAATTGGGTTCCAGTTTCCGCCCCTCCCAAGAAGGAGAACTCCGAGAAGAAACCCGCCCCGAAGAAAAGGAGCACGAAGAAATGAGTACTGCTTTTGCGACGCTTGATGACCTTAGGAGCATGTACGGCACAAGCTACACAGAGGAGCAGGAGACGCGCATCGTCACTCTGCTCCCGATGGTGTCCAACCTTATCCGCGTAGCTGGTACGGATGCCGGTGTGGATATCGAAGCCCGCATGGACGACGATGAAGCCTATGCCTCTGTGGTCAAGATGGTCACCTGTGATGTGGTCGCGCGCGTCCTGCGGCAGTCCACTGACGGCGAGCCGATGTCGCAGGAGTCGCAGGGTGCTCTCGGCTACACATGGAGCGGAACATACGCTATCCCGGGCGGCGGCGCAGCCATGTCCCTTATGCGGAATGAGCTGAAGCTGCTCGGGCTGAGGCGTCAGAGATACGGAGTGATGGAGATATGGGACGGATCAGCGGTATCACAGTAAGGCTGTACGAGCGGACCGAACTGAAGCGAGACGAGGCGAACGAGCCGGTATGGTGGGAGGTTCCTGTCGATGTTGACAACGTGCTTGTGGCTCCGTCCACGGACACGGAGGTCATTGACGCGGACCGGCTGTACGGCAAGAAGGCCGTGTACACGCTTGCCCTTCCAAAGGGTGATGCCCACAACTGGGAGCACTGCCGCGTGGAGTTCTTCGGGCGGTCGTGGCGCGTGATCGGCTTCGGGTCTGAAGGCATTGAGGCCAACATCCCGCTGTCGTGGAACAAGAAGGTCATGGTGGAGCGCTATGGGTGAAGTAAGGTTCGAACTCAATTACGAGGGTATCGGACAACTGCTCCAGTCCCCAGAGATGGAGAACGCGCTCATGGAGCTGTCATCCGCCTATGACGGAGACCGCAAAATCTGGCACTCAAGCACTCGTGCGGCAGTGCAGATCTATCGTGACAACGGCGACAAAGACAACAACCTGCTCAAGTCCCTTTTCGGCGGAGGTGATCGTCATGATTCTTGAGTTTTATCTGCGAGACTGGCTGGCATCACAGCTGCCCAATATTGAGTCTCATGTGACCGTTCCGGCAGACCCGCCGGAGCGGTTTTTGCTTGTCGACAAGCTCGGCTCGACCACGACCAACCGGATCACAACGACCCATGTCGCTATCCAGAGTTGGGGAGGCACGACAGCAGAGGCGGCGGCTATGAACGAGACCGTCAAGGCGCTGATGCTCGACAGCTTTGTCGAGGACGGCAACGTGTCGTCCGTCAAGCTCAACTCCGATTATCCCTACACAGATACAGCAACCAAACATCCGCGATATCAGGCAGTTTTCGATATCGTGGCTTACTAACATAGGAGGCTAAAATGGCAAACACTGCTACCAATGTCACCACCGGCAAGCCGAAGGTGGCAGGCGCTGTATATCGCGCCCCGTCCGGAACGAGTGCCCCTACTGACTCCACGACGGCTCTTGCGACTGCTTTCAAGTGCCTCGGCTACTGCTCCGAGGATGGTCTGAGCAACAACAATAGCCCGAGTTCGGAGAGCATCAGAGCCTGGGGCGGCGACATCGTCTACACCTACCAGAGCGAGAAGGACGACACCTTCACGCTGAAGCTGATCGAGTCGCTGAACCTCGACGTCCTCAAGACCGTCTATGGTGACGCCAACGTGACCGGCACTCTCGCACAGGGTCTGACCGTCAAGGCCAACGCAACCGAGATGCCCGAGAGCGTCTGGGCGATCGACATGGTCCTCAGAGGCGGCGGCACGAAGCGTATCGTCATCCCTTGCGGTAAGGTCAGCGAGATCGGCGAGATCAAGTACGCCGACAACGAGGCCGTGGGCTACGAGATCACCATCTCCTGCATGCCCGATGCGACCGGCAACACTCACTACGAGTACCTCAAGGGCACAGGATCCTCGACCTGATAGGAGGCATTCATGATCACTGGCAAGACCAAGACAGGCTTTGAATATCATGTCGAGGAGAGCGCCGTGAAAAGCTGGGCTTTCGTGGAGGCTTCCGCGAAGGCTCAGTCCGGCGACATCGTCGGGATGGTCGAGATCGTCAATATCCTGTTCCCGGGAGAAGAGAAGGCTCGGCTCATGAGCCATATCGCACAGATTGACCCGACCGTCCCGACTGAGTTAGTCAGCGCAGAGTGCGCGGATGTCCTTTCCGGGATGAACTCCGAAGCAAAAAAATGATAGCCCTCGCAGGCTTCATGGCACACGATGAGGACGCGCTTGTCTGCGATCTTGCCGAGACCTACCACATAATCGACATGCGGTCGCTACCAGTCACTCTGGCGGCGACCCTGTCTTGTGGTCTGCGGGATGACAGCCGCATCAAGATGTCCTTGCGAGGGGACAAGCTGACCACGGAGCAGAGCCTCATGGCGCTCATGCTTGACTCCGTGCAGGCGAATACGTGGATGCAGACGGAGGATGCCCGGCATGGGCGGAACCGTCCCAGAAGCGTCTACAACATGCTGACGGGCGCGGAAAGCGTCTCTGACAGCGACATAGAACAGTTTACAAGCGTGGCAGAGTTTGAAAAAGAACTCGCACGAAGAAGGAGCGACTAATGGCAGACCTCGGAAAGCTATATGTGCAAATCGTTCCGTCTGCCGATGGTATTGGCGGATCAATATCTAATATCATGACGCCCGAAGCCTCCGCAGCAGGTGACAAGGCCGGTTCATCGTTCATGTCGAAAATGGCGATGGGCTTTGCAGGCGGAGCCGCTGTCGCAGGTGCTGCCCTTGCAGGCGTGACCGGCGCGGCTGTCAATGGCGCGAAAGAGTTCGCGGCTTATGGTGACAACATCGACAAGATGTCCCAGAAAATGGGCATGAGCGCAGAAGCCTATCAGGAGTGGGATGCCGTCATGCAGCACAGCGGCACATCCATGTCCGCGATGAAGTCCTCCATGAAGACCCTCGCCAACGCGGCGGCTACAGGGTCGAAGGCATTCGATGAACTGGGCATCTCGCAGGAGCAGATCGCGTCCATGTCGCAGGAGGAGCTGTTCGGTGCGACCATTGAAGCACTCCAGAATGTGGACGATGAGACCACGAGGACCTACCTTGCCGGGCAGACGCTCGGACGTGGCGCGACGGAGCTGGGTGCTCTGCTCAACACCTCCGCAGAAGATACACAGGCCATGAAGGACAGGGTCCACGAGTTGGGCGGCGTCCTGTCTGATGATGCGGTCAAGGCGGCTGCGGCGTTTCAGGACAACATGCAGGACATGACAACCGCGATGGACGGCATGAAGCGGAACATCACCGCCTCTTTTCTGCCCGGTCTGAATGGCATCATGCAGGGCATCACCGGCCTTATGGCAGGAGACGATGGAGCGACCGCACAGCTGCAGGCGGGCATCACTGACCTCATGACTACAGTCATTGAGAGCATCCCGGAAGTGGCAGAGGCCGCGCTCCAGCTCATGCAGGCGTTCATCGGCGCTATCGTTGAGACCGCTCCGGCCCTCGCCGCTACGGCATGGGAGCTGCTCTCCAATCTTGGCGGCGGCATCATGGAGGCCCTGCCAGAGTTCGCCATGAAGGGAGCCGACATCATCGGCAACCTTGCGGACGGCGTCCTGGCTAACCTTCCCATGCTCATCACGACCGGCTTCAGCATGATGCAGAGCTTCATCGGGACCATCATGCAGAACCTGCCGACCATTCTGGGAGCAGGTGTCACGCTGATCGGACGGCTTGCGAGCGGCATCATCTCCAATCTGCCCGCTATCGTGGGCGCTATGGCGAGCGGCATCGCAAGGCTCCTCCAGACCATCGCATCGAACCTGCCGCAGTTCCTGTCGCAGGGCATCCAGCTGATCGCGAGAATCGCCGCCGGTATCATCCAGAACATCCCGAGAGTGGTGGCAACCGTGCCGCAGATCTTCAGCAGAGTGCGGAGCGCTTTCGCGGGCATCAACTGGCTGAGTCTTGGCACGAATATCGTCAACGGCATCGTCAACGGCATCAAGAGCGGCGCGGGCAAGATCGTCAACGCGGCGAAGAACCTCGCCAAGAATGCTTTTGAGTCGGCGAAGAACTTCCTCGAGATTCATTCGCCGTCGAAAAAGTTTGCATGGCTGGCTGACATGACTGTCGAGGGCTTTGTCCTCAACATGGACAAGGGCGTCCGTCCTGTCGTCCAGACTGTCCAGACTGTAATGGATGAGGCAGTCGGCGTGGGCAGCAGAGTGATCGGATCCATCGCGCAGCCGATGCAGATGCAGACCATGTCCCCTGTGGCGGCGGTCGCAGGTGGCGGCAGTTACACAGTTGTTGTCCCGGTCAATATTGACGGACGGCAGGTAGCCCGCATCACTGCCCCGTTCACACAGGAAGAACTCGACAAGCTTAACCGTAACGACCGCAGAAGGGAGGGAGACCTTTGAGATACAGTCAGAAGATGAGGGTCAACGGGACGTATCTTGAAGACCTCATTCCCGGATATCAGACGCTGGAGGTAAAAGGCCGTGAGGATGTCGACATGGACATCTCCTCCATGAAGGTCACCAGAGTTGACGGCGAGCGCTTCCAGTACAAGCGCAAGAAAGCACGGACGCTTCAGGTCAAATACATGATTCGCGGCATGGGGCCGGATGACTTCGAGCAGAAGTATGACCGCCTCAAGGCCGCTATGAAGGTCAGCGAAGCACAGCTTATCTTTGATGATGACCCGGGCCGCTACTGGCTCGGGACTCCCGAGAAGGTCAGCGCCGACTTCCCAGGGCAGAGCGTCAGCACCGGCACGATTGAGATCACCTGCCACGACCCTAACAAGTACGCGCTAGTCGAGAAGACCGTCAGCTTTGTTGATGGGGAGGCGGAGATCTACTACAGCGGGACGGAGGAGACCTATCCCAGCTTCAAGGCATCCGTCCCAGCTACGAATGGCTTTGTCAGCTTTACGATGAACGGCTCGACTCTGCTGTTCGGAGATGACACCGATCCGGGTGATGAGGACGCTCCTGTCGAGCCGGACCCGGACGCGCTGATTGAATACACCTTCACAGAGATCCCGTCCACGAGCGAGTGGAGCCAGAACACTGGATATCTAACGATAGGCAATAATCCCACTGTGCCGGGCGGTACTCTCGCCATCTCTGGAGATCCTGTCGGCCTGTATGGCGCGACGTTCGGCAGCACCTCCAACCGCTGGCACGGTCCGACCATCACGCGGGCCATCAGCAAGGAGGGCGGCAAGGTCGATTGTTCGCTGACCTGCCATATCGGCGTGGAGGTCACAGCAAACAAACAGTGCGGCAGGATGCAGATTCTGCTGTCGAGTGGTCAGCGGAACGTGGCTGCCCTCAGTTTTTACAAGAACGGCACAGGCTCGAAGAATGGTGCATACACCATCTATGTCAACGGCTCCGCGAAAAAGGAAATCGCCTATAGCATGGCTGCGGGGAATAAGGTCTCCGGCAGTGGCGGCGGCACGGTCAGCATCACGAAGCAGGGCGGCACTATCACGTTCAACGTAAGCGGCACGGTCACGCAGATTAATGACTCCGCGCTTGAGAATGTCGGCGTGACGGAGTTCACGATCACGTTTACTTCGATGGGATCCAGCGCCATGCTGAACAGATGCCGCCTGTACAGCCTCCGCTTTACATCCCCTGACGAGGGCGGCGGGGAGCACGTCATCATTGAGCATGCTTTCCACGCGGGAGACGTCCTCGAGGTCGACTGCTCCGCTGCGGACACCCGGCTGAACAACATCACGAATCATGCGCTCGGTAACGTGCGTAACCCTTGGGAGAACATGAAGCTGACGCCCGGACTGAACGTGATCGCGATGGATTCGTCCGAGTGGGCAGACAGTGACCCCACAGCGACCATCACCTATCGGGAGGTGTTTACATGATCATATACCTCGCCGACAGACAACTGACAGTTCTTGCCATCGCTTCCACATCCCTTCCCGGCGGTCTGCGGATCAGTGATGACAGCCTCGTAAGACGTGTGGAAGGTGCTGACAGCTTCGAATGCACTCTGGATCCGGGAGACATGACCCTCCCTGATTTGGAGAAGATCATCTATCCATGCAACCACATCATCCTGCTCAAGGACTCGGACGTCTTGTTGTTCTCCATTCTGGAGACGGAGTTCGACTCCGAGAGCGGCGAGATCCGGCTGTACTCTGAGGGAGGTGGGCTTGACCTGCTGAACGACATCGTCCGGGACTTTCCTGCCCCCTCCTCTGCGCAGGGTATTGAATACTACATGAATGCTTTCCTTAGTGGGACAGGGTTCACGGTCGGCACGAACGAGATCCCCACGCTTACCCGGACGCTGTCATGGAGCGGCGAGAGCACCATTACGAAGCGGATCCAGAGCGTCGCCACGGAGTTTGGTGCGGAGATCGGGTACTCGTTCGATATCACCGGCACGACCATCACAGGACGGCACGTGGACATCTACCAGCGCATCGGCAAGGATATCGGCGAGCCGCTCAGGGCAGGAAATGAGATTGACCACATCACGGTCAAGCGGTCCGCGGAGAACCTCGCCACAGCTATCCTGCCGATAGCGAGCGGAGTCAGCCTGTCCGGGTCGACCTACGATGACGGAGACTTCTATGTCGACGGCGAGATGCTCAAGAGCAGGAAGGCTCTGGATGAGTGGTCGCGGGTCAGCTTTGACCACATCGTCAAGACCTACCAGTCCCAGGCTACCACGCAGGCCAACCTGCTTACGGAGACCATCCGCGAACTGAAGAAGGCCTGCCAGTTGGAGACCACGTATGACGTCAATCTGGTCACCCTGCCGGAAGGCGTGGCGATCGGGGACACCATCCACATGGTAGACGTCCCGAATGGCATCTATCTGACGGCACGGATCATGCAACTTGACATGTCGGAGACATCCGGCACGAAGAAGGCAACCCTCGGCGAGATTACGGAGGAATAAATGAGAACATTCAGTGTTGATATGATTCCTGGCGGCTCCCAGACCGCCATCGCCTGCAATCAGTTCGAGCGCGGTGATGTCTGGGCATTCGCCCTCTATTACAACGGTGGCCGGTTCCAGATCCCTGCCGGAGCGACCGTTGCAATCAACGGCACGAAGAATGACAAAGCGGCGTTTGAGGTATCAGCGTCCGTGGCGGATAACACAGTCATCGTGACCGTTACAGAACAGATGACAGCTGCGGCAGGCAAGTGCGTAGCGGAGCTCATGGTGGTGGATGGGAGCACGGTGCTGTACACTGCGAACTTCTACCTCCTGATCGAACCTGCGGCTGTTCAAGGTGACACAGTGCCGTCTGAGATCCCGTCTACTATCGTAGATAAAGACGGAAATGTATATGTTCAGTCAAAGCAAGTATTACCAACAGACGGGGAGGCTGGCGAAGTTCTTACGTCAGATGGAAATGGCGGCGTATATTGGTCTGCCGTTGGGGAAATACTAACCCCGGATTACAACAGCCTTAGCTTTTAAGGAGGACGTATGGCAGAACGTGGATTGATCAACAGAGAGTATCTTGAGAACATAGCATATGCAATCAGAGCACAGCTATCATCTGAGGATACCTATATGCCTTCGGAAATGGCGGATGCTATTTCTTCTATAAGTGGTGGTGGAGGCACTGCGTCAGAAATCGTTGAGAACCCGGATTATTTTATAGCCGAGTGTGTTGATACTGCCCAGAAGATCAACGCACTCATGAACGACCATACGCTGACTATGTTCTTTATCACGGATTCACACGTTTATACATCAAATAACAACTTGCAGTATTTGGACGTACAGCTTGCCAGCATGAACGCTTTGGCAAAAATGCTGAAACCCGACCTTGTAGTGCATGGTGGAGATATGACGAACGGGTCAGAAGCAAAAGCAACCACCATCGCATTCACTGACCATATCGTGAAATGTATGCGTGAAATCGGCGGCAACAACACGCATATCCTTATCGGCAATCATGACGGCAACACGGTACAGCCGACAGGAAGAGACAACGAAACCGAGCGCATCACCGAAGCCGAAATGCTGACCATGTATCGGTCTTGGGACGATGGATTTACCTATGCAGGGGACAGCTATCAAGGCGGAAATTTCTACGGCTACCGGGATTATAGCGATATTGGTCTGAGGGTCATCCGTCTGCATTCGTACATCGAAGATATTGGCAATCCGTCAGCAACAGGCGGAATGGGCGGAAACTGGGGCTACTATGCGGACGAACTGACATGGTTCCAAAACGTTGCGCTGAACACAAACAATGCGATTCTGATCATTTGCCATCAGACGCTATCCCCTGTCTTACAGGGATACCCTGAAACGCAGGATATTCCGCACAGAGGGACGAGTTTCCAACAGGCTATCGACTCGTGGCTGAACGCAAACAGCAATCATAGGTGTGTTGGAGTTATTCACGGTCATATCCATTGGGACTATGCCGCAAAGGGAAAAGGCACTTTTTCCGTCATTGACCACAGCACCAAAAATATAATCAGCAGAACAGGGAGTTATGGAAACTTCTATGAGTATGCTCAATGCTTCTGCAATTACATGCCCAGCTTTAACACATCGGACAGCACTCCGTCTTCTTCTTACAGAGACGTGCCAGTGGATGCTGTATTCAGAGGCAGGAGAGGAGGAACTGCATCGCAGGGACTCTGGACAGCGGCGGTTGTAGATACTCAAGAAGAAAAGATCTCTTTTGTTCGTTTTGGAGCAGGGCCAGATGCTGTGTATAGTTACGGGGCGACGGTATACCACACCGTCGTAAACAACCTCACAGGAGTTACGACAAGCAACCCGGCGACCTCGGTGGAAGACGGACAGGGATATACCGCAACCATCACCCCTAACAGCGGTTACACCATAGACAGCGCGGTGGTCACGATGGGCGGCACGGACATCACATCCACGGCGTACAGCAACGGCGTTATCACAATCGCGTCCGTTACTGGCAATGTCTCAATTACGGTAGTAGCAAGCAAGCCGCGAGTCAATCTGCTTCCACTGGCTCTTGAAAACGACGGGACGTCTATTTATCCGACCAAGACACATTCCTCGCTCACTACGGTGGGATATGCCGCAGGGTACAGAATTGGGTCAGCGGGCACAGAATCGGCTGCATCTGGCAAATACGTCACGGGATTTATTCCTGTCAAACAAGGCGACACCGTTACGCTGGAGAACATCCATGCAAATACGGCGACGCAGGATAACAACTATATTGCGTTCTATGACAGCACATTTACCCTTTTGGCGAGTTGCTCTAGGTATGTATATGCGTGGTACGCGCAGTCCGGGAATGCTATAAAACCCGCTTCCGCAGATAGCAACGGATGGCTGACAAGTTTTACTGTAACAGGAACAACCACATATGATCTTACAAATGTTGCGTATTTCCGTGTTGCAGCAAACCTGATTGATGATACCAGTGCAATATACGTTGAATGACGAAGGAGGATAGAATGGACAGCATCATAAGAGGGACGACACCGTCGCTTGTCGTTGATTTCTCCGGGATCACAGAGTTCACGGTTGCCGATATCGAGAAGGTCGCCCTTACCGTAAAGCAAAGGACAAAAACAGACACCTATACTCTCGATGATATGGAGGTCGGAGATAATTCGCTAACGTATCATTGGGGACAAAAGGAAACACTGGATATGCGTAAAGGGGACACAATTCATATAGATATGCACGTTCTTGTTAACGGAGAACGTTACAAGATCCTCGGAATCCCTTCTTCTCTAATGGTTGAAGACACGCAGTATAATGAGGTGATGTAATGGCAAAGGACATAAAAGCAAGCGCGGCATTAAGCGGCAGAGTAATTCGTGCCAACGCCACGTTGTCTGGAAATCCTGATGCAGAAGCAAGCCTCGGGCAGACAGTCGTAACTGGGGGCACGACGGATTACAAAAAGCTTAGAAACAAGCCGAGAATCGAAGGAGTTGAACTGGTTGGGGACTTAACGTTTCCACAGCTTAACATGTCGAAACTGACCAATTCAGAGATAGAAGCACTGCTTCAGTAAGGAAAGACACATGGCAAAATACCTTGACAATGACGGACTGCTGTACCTGTGGCAAAAAATAAAGAACGTCTTTGCCACGCAAGATGCTCTTAGCGGGAAGTTGGATAAGAGTAATGAGTACGGATTGATAAACAAAAAGGATGTAGTTAATGGCTATACGCTTGCCATTAAAACAGACGGTACCACAGACACTTTTGGCGTTGTAAGTATTAACGCTTTCGACACCACTATGCAACAAGCGGCGGCAATCATTAATAGAAAAGCAGATGCAAGCGCCCTTGAGAACTATGCCCTTAAAACCGACATTACCAACATGTACAAGTACAAAGGTTCGGTGGCTACAGTCTCTGCTCTTCCTGCCGCAGGGAATGCTGCAGGCGATGTTTATAACGTCGAAGCTAACGGGATGAACTATGCATGGAATGGGACAGCGTGGGATGCTCTGGGCGAGATATTCTCCATCACCGCAATTTCTAATTCCGAGATCGACACGATCGTAGCATCATAAGGAGGTGCCATATGAGCAACTTCTTGGATCAGAACGGACTGCTTTACTTCTGGCAGACCATCAAGTCAAAATTCCTTCGTGGGAACGCAGGAGGCGTATTCTACGGCACATCTTCGACTGCCGCAGGAACAGCGGCGAAGGTGGTCGAATGTGCTGACTTCACGGCTGACAACCTTAAAGCGGGCACGATCATAATCGTCACCTTCACGGCAACGAACAGCGGTGCGGTAGCAAACCTCACTATGAACGTGAACGACACGGGAGCGAAGCACATCAAGTACATCAACAACGGCTCACTCGCCAATATCCCGTCAGCAGGATACCTCAAGGCGAATACCGAGTATCCATTCTACTACGACGGTGCAAATTGGGTCGTGTGGATGAATTACAATACTACCTATTCGGCTTTGAGTGAAGCGGATATGCACACAGGCACGGCAACGGCAGGCAGACTCATCACCGCACAAAGGCTGAAACAGGCTGTCGAGTATCACGCTCCTGTAACTTCAGTCAATGGCAAGACGGGTGCGGTAAGCATCAGCCTACCAATACAAACAAGCGACTTGATAAACAATGGAGATGGGAACAGTTCATTTGTTACCAATCAAGACTTAGTAGCTAATGACTATGTAACGGCTAATGATCTCACTGTTCCGACATTTAGAGCGGCAGATGCCACAAGTAAAGCGGTGTTGAAGCAAGCCTTTAATGTTGATGCGGATGTCTTTGTTCCATCATCGTTCACATCGCAACTTCTGCTTTTATACAACTTAGAACCTCGTACATGGTTTTGTTGGATGAACGGAACAGAAATGGAGTTCGCAAGGATGTCTGTCAGCGTCAATACGGGAACAAGTGCTATCACGCTCTATCTGCGCGGCAGAACATCCATCGCCACTGGTATTATGGGCGTTGATAACTCGTGGACAATAAGCCAGATATAAGGGGGTGATATCCTTTGATACAGACACTTATCGGCGTTCTCTTGGGAGGCTAAGGCGGAGGAAATAATGCCAATGGACATCATGGAACTCATTAAGCAGCTTGTCATCATCGCTGTAGCAGTCCTCGGATCTAACGGCCTCTGGGCGTGGATCCAGTCGAAAAGCACGGCCAAATCGGCCCGGGACAGGATGCTCCTGGGCCTCGGTCATGCCGAGATCTTCCGATTGTGTGAGAAGTACATCCGGCGGAACGCGATCACGGTGAACGAATTGGAAGACCTGGACAAATATCTGTTCAAACCATATTCGGATCTGGGCGGTAACGGGACCGCAGCCGCTATGGTCGAGAAGTGCAAGAAATTGGACATCATCTCAGATGCTGAAGCCATAAGGAGGGACGCAAATGACTAAGGAAGAGATCATTCGGAAGCTTACGAGCAGAAAGCTGTGGATGTCGATCGCACTGTTTGTGAGCGGCTGCCTGACATATGCCGGGCACGCGGACGATGCAAGGGCAGTGCAGGGCCTGATCATGCAGGGAGCAGCTGTCCTCGGATACATCCTGGGCGAGGGACTGGTCGACGCGGCGCGGATCGGAGGCACAGAATTCGGTATCCTGGACGATGCGGAGGAATATGATGGAGCAGTGGACAGCACAGACGCGGACGGCTATTGAATCGAATAGCATCACCTCAAAGAACTACACAAGTGTCATGAATAAAACCGGGGGATTTGACAAGTGGGTCAGATCCCTCGGCGGTGTTTTTGAGAGGCAGCATGGAAAGACGGATAAGGTCAAGACTGTGTCCGAGTTCCAGGAGCGGGATGAGTATGTCCATGCCTTGATGGCCATCATGCACTTCTGCTACTGGAACGGATCCACATGGTGGTACTGGCTCAATTCCGCATCCAAGTCGTTTTACAGTTCCAAGCAGACGAAGACATGCCCGACCGGGACCATCACGCAGCTGTGCACCGGAGCTTCCGGCAAGACCCGGATTACGAACTGTAACTACGGGACCGATACCCTGGCCAAGCAGCTGGGGTACAGCATCTGGTCGTGTGACTACGATAAGATGATCTCTGCCGGCCATAAGAAGATCACTGACAAGAGCCAGCTTAGGCCCGGAGACCTGGTGCATTTCTTCCGCGGATCCATCAAGAAGGCAAACTGGCGTCATGTGGCGATCGTCCACGCAGTGGAAAATGGGCAGATCTGGCTGTCTGATTTCGGCAAACGGTTCATTACGACAGGGAAACCGCTGCATGCCTTCCCTTCGGAATACTCCACCTACGGAAATAACTGGCTGGCCGTGCGGTGGCTTGATCTGGAGGACGACACCCAGAAGGAGGAAGACATGGGCATCATTCACAGGAACACAAACTTCAGAGGGTTCAACACGAGCACTCGGACCCTGAAGCCGCAGTATATCGTGATCCACTATACGGGCTCCGAGGGAACTGCTGCTGACAACGTGGCCTACTTCAATGGCGGGAACCGGAATGCCTCTGCGGATATCTTCGTGGGTCATAACGGCGAGCTGATGGCGTACAACAACGACATCGCCGGACGCTACAGCTGGCACTGCGGCGGGTCGATCGAGTCTGCGCATCACCCGTTTAACGGGATCTGCACGAACCCTAACAGCATCGGCGTGGAGCTGTGCACGCACTACGATGGCAGCAAGTGGACGTTCACTGACAAGACCGTCTCTGCAGCTGTAGAGGTCACCAAGTACCTTATGAAGAAGTTCGGCATTCCAGCGGATCGGGTGATTCGTCACTACGACGTCACCGGCAAGGCCTGTCCGAGAGTACCGGGCTGGGGAGCAGTCGGCGGCGACGCGGCATGGCAGGTGTTCAAGAAGCGGATCGCGACCGATGCCACGACCCATCTGTATCGGGTGAGGGCTTCGTGGGCAGATGTGGACAGCCAGAAGGGAGCCTTCACGACCCTCGACAACGCGATCGAGTGCGCGAAGCAGTGGAATGGATATAAGGTTTATGACAGTGCCGGGAAGCAGGTGTACCCGGAGGAAGACGAGGTGAAGATGCCCGCAACGATCAAAAGAGGAGCCAGAGGAGCAAAGGTGTTGATCGTCCAGAGGATCTGCCGGACCTACTATGCGAACGGCAAGAAGCAGACCCTCAGACTGGATGAGAGCTTCGGCGCGAAGACAGAAACCGCCGTGAAGTACTGGCAGAGTAAGCATAAGGACCATGAGGGAAATCCGCTTACTCAGGACGGCGTGGTCGGCGCGAAGACATGGAGAGCCATGTGGGAGAGTCTTTGATCTAATATAGAACAAAAGCCCCGGGAGGAGATGATCCTCTCGGGGCCTTTTTATATGTAATAATATTGCTATTTGACCAGTACTAACTTACCTTGACCAGATGGCTACGTTCACTTAGTAGGTGTCGTCAGGTCAAAAAAATAACTTCAAATTCACGGTTGATGTTCCATCTGATCTCTTTGATGATCGCGCGCCAGAATCTGCGCTTCTCTTCCAGGCTCATCTCCCAGTACAGCTCCTCAATGTCCGTCTTCAGCAGGTCCTTCAGTGCTGACAGATCTCTCGTCCTGGGGATCTCCTTTTCGCGCAGGTCGCGCAGCTGCTCCTCCAGCTCCTCCCGGTCGTGCCGGTACTCCTCAAGAGTGATCAGCTCATTCAGGTACAGGTCCTTTAGCCTGGTCAGCTTCTTTTCAACGGCGCTGATCTTCGTTTTGTTGTCCCTGATCGGCGCGGCCTCGACCTCATAGCGCAGCACCTCACCATTGATCAGCGGCCGGAGCCGGGAGATCAGCTCCTCTTCGAATACCGTCTCCGTGATGATCTTCGTGTTCGGGCATACGGGCGGCTTCATGCCGTAATGCTTCCGGCAGCAATAGGTGTGGAAGGCGACGCGCTTGCCGTGATTGCATCGGCGGGTACGTGCTCCCAGAAGGGTCCCGCACTCTGTGCAGCGGATCAGCCCGGAGAAGATGTAGGTCTCCTTCTGGGAGATCTTAATGTTCCTGCTGAGCAGGTGCTGCACATGGTCGAAGGTGGCCTGGTCCACCAGCGGCTCGCAGTAATCGTCATGTCCGTGCCGCTTGCCGGTGTACACGGGATTCTGGAGCATCCGCTTGAAGGACGCATTCGTTCTGGGAAGCCCAGGAAGGACGCTGCAGGCCCGCAGGGTGGCGTTCATGTTCCCAGTGCGGGAATATTCACGGAAAGCTGTTCGGACGCTCTCAGCGACCTCAGAGGGCACAAGGTGCTTATCCTGGATGCGGTACCCGGCGGGAGTAACGCCGGTCAGCACCTCGCCTTTACTGGCCTTGTAAGCAAAGACCTGCCGGATCCTCTGCCCAGTGTTTTCCGCCTCGAACTGGGCGAAGCTCATCATCTGATTGACGATCAGACGGCCCTGCGGCGTGGTGGTGTCGTAGGACTCCCAGATCGCTTTCCATCCGACTCCGTGCTTGTCTAAGATCTCCTGGGTATTGATGTAGTGCCGGATGCTGCGGAACCACCTGTCAAGCTTACAGAAGATAATGATATCGATATTGTCGATATCGTCCAGGAGCCGCTGCAGCTCGTCACGGTCGGAGCGGGTGCCGGATATGCCGTCATCGACATATTCACCGACGATTGCATAATTATTCTCTGTTGCGTATTTCCGTAACGCGTCAAGCTGGGCGGGGATGGAGTCTCCCTCCCTTGCTTGACGGTCACTGCTTACGCGGGCATAGATGGCGGCGTGTTTCATTTGATGCCCAGAATCTTTCCAAGCTTCTTCTGACGCCCCGATTTTGTGGTCGGGATGCCGGTAGCTTTAGCGATCTTTTTTTTCGCATCCGTGATCCCCAGCGCTTTGTTCAAACTGAAGGACAGTCCGGGAATGCCCGTGTTGGTGCCTTTCTTCTTCTGTGCCATGTCATTCTCCTTTCTTGTGGTGAGCCTCAGTTTCTATCTGATCGACGCAGAGCCGGTCAAAATCTCCGTTCTTAATGTGCCATGCGGCATGCTCGTATGCCTCTATCCTCTCTTCCGGGCACAAATCCGCTGATATGTAAATAGTATAGCCATCGATGCACGGGATCACGCACTCCTTCACGCCTCCAGGCATCGGGACAACGTATACGAAAGTATCATCCATCTGGGTTCGTTTCCTTGAATTTATTGATCATGTCGGCGACCGCATACAGCTTATCGTCAGAGACTGTCCGCGCCGCATCGAAGAGGACGCGCATCCCGGGACGCTCGAAGAGCTCCTGCGCGGCCTTTGCCGTGTCGTCGTTGATGTAGTATGCCGGTGGCTGCTCCCATCCCATGATCACGGCGGGGGACATCTGGAGAGCATTGGCAAGCGCTGCGATCTTGTCCCTGCGCATGTTGGCGATGTCTCCAGACTCCCAGCGCGAGATGGTAGCCTCGCTCACGCCTACGATCTCAGAGACTTCCTTCATGGTCAGCCCCAGTTCAATTCGCCTGTTCTTGAGGATGTCTTTGATCTCCATGGCTCCCTCCCCCTGCGAATGTTACAATTTCCTTACACTGATATTATAGCGCAATCTTGCAATATTGCAATATAATTACGCTTGAAAACTTGCGCAAATGCATTGACAAGTGCCCGTGGGCAGGTGTAGTATGGTCTTACGGAAACGCAAGTGCCGTCGAGAAAGGAGGTATATGGCATGTTTTCAGAGAAACGTTTTAGGGCGCAGATGATCCTTGCTGGGGTCACATCTAAGGAACTCGCAGCGCAGCTTCACATCCATCCGACTACTCTTTACAGAAAAATCCAGAATAACGGGGATTTCAGCCGGGAGGAGATCGCTCAGATTGTCGAGATTCTGAAGATCGATAACCCGCAGGATATTTTTTTTGCGCCCGAACTTACGGAAACGTAAGAAGGAGGGCACATGATCAAAATACTTGATGACTGGTACATCACAGTAGAAGTGAACCCTGCCAACTACATTGTGAGAAAAGGCAAGGGAGCGCGGGACGAAAAAGGGACGTGGCGAGACAAGCCTTTAGGCTACTTCTCAAGCTTGCGCGGTGCGATTGAGTTTATCCGTGGGCAAGTTATCGCCTACAGTCTGGAAGATGGCGAGCGGACGCTTCGCGAGGCCATCGCGGCTATCTCTGAAGCGTATGACCGCTTCGACGCCGTGCTTGCGAAGGAGGGGTTGACCGCATGAGCATGCAGAGACTACTCGCTGTCCTGTCCGACATTCTCTCTGACCGCTACGGGGTCAGAATCGAGGTGACATGGCAGAAATCAGAGGAGTAAAGCGCATCGGCCCGAAACCCAAGTTCGCGCCGATCATCGTCAAGCATGAGGAGAAGCCGCCGGTTATCGTGGCGACATTCCTCGAGAACCACATGAAGGAGGGGACACTACAACGTGATGACCTTTATACAGGAATTGTTT